AATAAAATTAGGTTATATATCCGAACATTCTGCTACAAGAATATTAAATTATATTGATGCTTTATATCTTGATGAAGAAAAAGAGCAGATACAAAAAGCCTTTTCTGATGGTCAAGAAACACCAATAAACCATCCTACTTTACCCCATTATAGTAGAGAAGAGTATTATAATGATAACTATAATAATTAGTATTTATACTTAATATTAATTAAATAAAATAAACCAATTTTACATTATTAAACCAAAACAAATAACTATGGATAATATAAAAATTATAGATGTAGATACTAATGAAAGTAAAGAATTGTATATAATGAAACATTTACCAAGACAAGGAGAAGAATTTAGTATAAATGGTAAAACAGGTATTATACAAAAAGTATCATGGTTACAAACATTAACATATTGTTTCATTTCAATATATGTAAAATTTAATAACTAAAACTAAATAAAATGAACAAAGAACTACAAGAGTTAAAAGAATTAATTGATGCATTATGCATAATTAACGCAGGATGGAGAACTGAAGATGAAAAAGAAGTGTATCAAAAAGCATCTGAATTAGTTCATAAAACTGCTGATTACATACATTTATTAAATCAAAAAGAAAAATTGGATGATAAAATAAAAACCTATAACCAAAACAAATAATTATGATACAAAATTTAAGTTCAACTACATACACATTTGGTGCTTATAATCCAGGTAAAATAGTAGATACTAAAATATTTGAAGATAGAATTGAAGTAATTTATAGGTGTGAACCAGCATATTATGTATCTCCAGGTAATAATTACCCTAAAATATATAAAGAAATTTATAGTAGAACTGATGGTTCAATGCAGAAAGTTGATGGAACTTATATACCAGAACAACATTATGATGAAACATATGAATTTTAACCAAAACAAATAACATGAAAATAGAGTACACCCTAAAGGAAGTGAGGCCTAATATCTTCGCTGTTATAGTTCCTAATAATTACGATAGGGCTATGCTATTTTGTAGGGTGCAAGAATTTTACGAGTCCGATAGCGAACTATTTAGAAATCAGGATTTTGATATGTGGGAATACATGAGATGGTATTCAGCTAAGAACAAAGGGGTATTTACATACACCAAAGACTGGGATGGCTTTAATATTAAACTTGTTACCGCCTTGAATTGTATTGTTGGTATTAAAAACTTGACCCCATACGACAATATAATGCAAGAAATAATAGATGAGATATTGCTTACCAATCATCCTTATGATGTTTATATCATTGGTGTTAAGTCTGAAACCTGCGACACATTCAAACATGAATTATGTCATGCTCTTTATAATATTAATAATGAGTATAAAATTTTAGCTGATGAAATTTCAGGATTATATATATCAAGAGATACCTTTTACAAATTAGCCGGAAATTTAGAGGAGATAGGTTATAATAAGGATGTAGTTCCAGATGAGTTGCAGGCTTATTTTTTGACAAATTACAAGTCAAAATATTTTAGCAAGGGAGTTGATATAGATGAGCTGACAGACATACACAATAAATACAAACAACAATTAAATAGATTTCTATGACAAGTAGTGATAAGGTACTGAACAAGATTAACGACATGAGAGAGTTAGCAAAATCAGCTGATGAGTTGATTAGAGAAATTAAAAAGATAAGCATGGATGAGATTTATCATTTAGAGAAGGTTACAAAAGATATCATAAGCAATCTTAAAAAAGAGTATAGCTCAACCAGAGTGCTTACCTCAAAAATAAGGGTTAAGCATGATAAAATCATTGACCTAGTTAAGAGCCATTTTGGGGTTGACTTTACTAGAAAAACTAGAAAGTTTGAATACAAGGAAGCAAGACAAATAGCTGCCTATCTATTAAGAAAGTATACAAGCATGACCCTATCTGATATTGCAGAATATGTTGGGGTTTCAGACCACACCACCATTATTCATGCTATTAAAAAGGTGGAGGATATTATGTATACTGATAGTACATATAAAGATATGATTGCAGATTTGGAATCTATTTTGTTAGATGAAATAAATGTAAAAGATGATAACAATATTTGAGAAATTCTCTAGCATAGGTAAACCCTATAAAACTAATATAGCCTCTGTATTAAAGGCTATTAAAGAAGGTAAGGTTAAAGAGCAAATTGAAAAGATTAGAACAGAAACTGACCAAGAGGTCATCGGTAAATTAAAGTTAGAACTTCCTGCCGTTCTTTACGCAGGGGTGTTTGATATACCTATAACAAAAACTAGGGCTGATGGTTCAGTTTATGAATCCTATCGTAATGATAAATCTTTATCTATTCACTCCAAACTAATTCCAATAGATGTTGATGATGTAGACCCAATAAAATATAAGGAGGAGGCTCACAAAGACCCGTACATATATGCACTTTGGACCTCGCCCTCAGGAACAGGGGTGCACGGATTAATCAAGATAGCTGATGGCAATAAGCACGAGGAACATTATAACGCTCTACTTAAAAGATATCCAGTCTTTGACCCTACCGCAAGAAACCCCTCAAGGATTTTATTTATGTCCTACGACCCTGACATATATGTAAACGAAAATAGTAAGACATTCTTTGAGGTTATTGAGAATGTAAGAAACGAGGGCATAATGATGACTGGCGTTAGTACTGATTATTCCAAGCTAAATATAGCCTCAAAAATGATTCAGAAGGCTGAGGTTGGGCATAGGCATCACTCTGTAATTAAAGCCTCTTATTTGGTAGGAGGATGGGTGTCTGGCGGTCTTGTAGAGGAGGATATAGCAAAAAGAGTATTGATGTATGAGGTGTTAAAGAAGTTTGGTCCACAGGAAGCTGAGATAGAATATCAGGCGGTTGAGGATGGCGTAAAGGCAGGTCAGTATATGCCTATAAATGAACTAGCAACCTATGAGAGAACAGCCATAGAGGAGTTGGGAATGATTGAGGAGGAGTTATCTTTCTTAGTAAATAATCAGAATGATGAGGAATACATCAGAAGATATAGGGCAGGTCTTATACCCATGGGTCTACCTTTTGGATATGATGACATGGATAAATATCTATTACTCAAGGAGGGTGAGTTCTATGCATTACTTTCTCATGCACACACCGGCAAGACAGCCTTAACCTTTTGGCTGATATTTCTATCCTCCTATAAATATGATTGGGGATGGGTTGTTTACACAGGGGAGAACAGGACCTCCTCAGTTAAGATGAAGATGATTGAGCATTACATAGGTAAAAAGATTAAGGATTGTAGTGAAACTGAATTTCAGGAATCTTTAAAATGGGTTAATGAAAGAATGTACTTCATCAATAACGACACCATGTATTCCTATGATGAACTACTTAGATATACCGAAAAGGTTTCTAAATTCCATTCTATCAAAGGATTGTTTATAGACCCAATTAACGCCCTAAAGGTTAAGGGGAACAACAAGTACGACCACGATATGGAGATGTATACTGATATGCTTTTGTTCACAAAGAGAACTAATATTTCAGTATTCGTAGCTCTTCATACTAGAAGTCAATCGCAAAGAGAAAGGGACAAGGATGGTAATCAGCTGATACCTTTTCCTGCCGATGCTGATGGTGGGGCGGTGCTATACAATAAGGTAGACATATTCCTAACCATGAATAGAAACATTCAAGACCCTCAGACATGGATGATAACTGAAATCTATGTAAACAAAATGAGAAACAAGGATACAGGTGGCAACACTACCCCAAGAGGTCAAATGATTAGACTTAAAATGAGAGAGGGAATAGAGTTTACCGATGAGAATGGATGGCTACCAATAAATAGAAAGGGGATAACTGATTCTACCACCTATACACAGGCAACATTAGATGACTTTATTAATGAAATGGAGGAAGCTCCTTTTTAAAAAAATATCATTAAATTAATAAATTTTAACAAACTAATAGTTAGTTTTGCATTATGCAGACAATTAAATTTGCTATCGCATTGTACGACATGTCAATAGCTGATATTAAAGAAAGAAGAGAAAAAAGAATTGAATTTGAATCAGTCAAAAAAGCATCAGCCAGATTAGGGATAAGTGAAAATATATTAAGAAGAGCCTCAGCTAATAAGGGTAGATTATTCCTAAAATCCCTAAATGGAGAATACGCTATAAGACACATAAACAAAAAAGAAAATGGAAAAACTATTCAAGGATGCAGAACTGCAAAAAAAGTTTGAGGACACCAAGGTGATGATGGAATCAGTAAGAAAGGCTGTGGCCATGAAGACTGATTTAACAGACCCCATCTCCGTATTAACAAAACTAAATGCCATAGTAGATATACAATATTTGGCTGCCGAATGTAAGGCTAGATTCCAATATTTATTAGACAAGCATACTGCATCTAAGTTACAGGTAACTGATACCTATCAAGGTAGTGCTACAGAGAAGAAGGTTATACTAAATGCAGAGATTGCGGGAGTATCTTTTTATGAT